ACGAGGCCGATCAGCCACCCGTCCTCCAGAGGAACGGGCAGCTCATGGGCTCCGTTCTCTCCTTCCCGATCCTCTGCATCCTGAACCTATTCACATACGTTCAGTCTTTGCCTGAGGCTCTCCGGTTGGAGGTACTCGCGGGCCGGCTCCCCCTCAAGAAGCTCGCCGTCCTCATCAACGGGGACGACATCCTCTTCAGGGCGGTACAAGACCAGTACACGCGTTGGCTCGCCTCCTCCTCCTCGGTAGGGTTTACCTTGTCCCTTGGGAAGAACTTCGTTCATCCCCGGTTCTTCACGGTCAACTCCCTTCCTCTGGAGATGCGGCGAGTGCCTGCACCCCTTCGGGCAACCCACGGCCCCCAGGGCAGCCGGCTGGTCTCCTGGACCCTCAACCCCACCTTTTCCGGGGTCTTGACGGCTCCGTCCTCCTGGGCGGATCTCAACGAGATCCCGGATGGCTTCTTCCAGGACAGCCACCGGTTCCTCATCCACGGCTACATCAACGTGGGACTCCTCCTCGGGGTGGCGAAGGAGGTGGATGAGCGAGGACGTCACGTCCTCACCCCCCTGGCGACCTGGTACTCCTGGGCCGTCACCGGGGCCATGGACCCTCAACGGGCCCATAACCTTTTCCTCCACTACCACATGGAGGAGCTCAAGGCCCAGACCCGCTTTGGGCGGCACACGCTGAACCTGTTCGCCCACCCCCTTCTCGGGGGCTTGGGCTTTCCGGTCCCACCGGGTGTCAACCCAGGGTTCTCGGAGCCCCAAAGGCATCTCGCCTTCCGCCTCATGACTGCTGCCAAACAGTCGTTTGTCGGGCCCGGGGAGGATCATCCTCTCAACCCCTTCGCGTACCTGACCACCACGTCGGCTGCGCTCCCCTCCCTGGGCACCTTGGGAGGGACCAAGCCCGTGTTCACCGAACTTGGGCCTGGGATCGGGCCCCTGGGCTGGGGTCAAGCGGAATTCGACGCGGACTTTTCCATCCCGTCGACCCCCCTGGCAGTGGGGGTTCCGCCTCCCGACCGGGTGTTTCTTACACCCTCGTGTCGTCTCTCCAACACGGAGCTGGCCCGCCTTCTCAAGACGGCCAACCACGGACGCGCCGCGCTCATGTCACCCGCGGACATGACCTCCTTCCCCTACCGGGTCGTCACTTACGACCTGGAGGCGCTGGAGCGCGACGCCACCCTCGCCGGGCCCGGCTGGGAGCGGGAGGTGCCCTCGAATTACTTCGAGGACGCCCCCCACTCCCCGGTTCACTCCAAGCCGGCCTCGGCCAACCCCATCCCGGAGATCCCCATTGACTCTCACTTACCCGTGGTGATCGAGTCCTGGGAGCTGGATGCTCCCTCCACCACGCCTTGGCTCCTCGCCCGTGCTTCCACCAAGAAGTTCGGCTCCGAGGAGCTGGTCGTCCCGGCCTTCGACCCCAGGAGCCACGCCCCCACCCGTCGCTCATCCCCCTCCCCGGGGATGACGCGTCGACGTGAGGCACGCGGCAACTGGATTCGTCAGGGCCTCCTGGCGCTTCCACAGCGCCGGGAGGACCACCCGGACGATCTCCTCCGGCCTCGCCGAGGATAGGCTATCCCGTCTGCTAAAGACGTTAAACCTAGCAGGGAGTCCACGTACGGTTTCGACCCGGCCCAAAACGGTGTCCTTCACAGGGCTTAATACTTCCGTACTAACCAAAATGTCGAACGACTGCACGGCGCCACCCCCTCGGGGGTCTACGTGGATGGACAGTCTCCGTTTCCTGTGTCGGGTCTTCCCCACTACACAGAACATGTCACAAAGACGCTCCCCCCCTGGCGGTCGATCTCGCATCGCCGCCCCCCGCCCTCGCATCCGTGGGCGAGGAGACTACACCTCCGACGTAACGTCGGAGGCGAACCTCCTCAAACGGATGGAGAAGAAGATTGACCACCTTGAAAACAGGCTCGTCAAGAATCCTCTCTCCAAGTCCGCTGCCGCTGGCACGATCGGACGCACCCTTGGTAACTTCATTAACCAAGGGGACCTTGGTGCCTTGGCAGGCTCGTCTCTTGCCAAGTACTTCGGTCATGGGGACTACAAAGTCAAGTCCAACTCCCTCATCGGAGCTCCCGCCACCGGCGCGAAGTTCCAGGGAGACGGGAAGCGCGGAACGCGCATTACCGAACGAGAGTACCTCGGCGACATCCTCGCTGGTACCCTCGACGGCAGTGCGACGGTCTTCGACTCCTCGGTCTATGACCTCAACCCCACGGACTCGGCCACCTTCCCCTGGCTCTCCCGCCTGGCTCATCTCTATGACCAGTGGGAACCCAACGGGATTGTGTTCGAGTTCGTCTCCACGAGCTCGGAGTACAACGGCTCCTCCCAAGCTCTCGGTGCCCTCATTATGGCCACCGATTACGACCCTTATGACGCCGCCTACACGTCTAAGCAGTCGATGGAGAACGCGGACTACTCGTGCTCGACCAAGCCAGCCAATGGCCTGCTCCACGGCATCGAGTGTGATCCCCGCGAACGCCCAACGCCTCTCCTCTACACCTCCACCAACAACGGCGCGCCGCTCACCTCCACCTCCCTCGGGAGGTTTCAGGTCGCGACGCAAGGCTGTTCGGTGTCCGGTGTCTCCCTCGGCGAGCTCTGGATCTCGTATGACATTACGTTCTACAAGAAACAACTCGTCGACGAGGCGGACCTCGACGTGCCCTTCTACTCTGCAGGGGGCACGGCCGTGGTCGGAGTAGGCTACTTTGCGGCCCCGTCCTATGTGATCAATCAGACCATCGATGTCTTCCAGATCATTGGGACGGGTTCCCAGATGCGGTTCCACAATACCACACCTGGATTCCGCTACCAAGTAACCTACTACATCGTCAACGCTGACGTCGGCGATGTCGGCCAACTCGCCGCATGGACCGTCCTCAACGGAACGATCGTGAGCACGGTCCAGTCGTACAATAGTACCCTCAACACTATTACTACGTCGTGGATCCTGCTCGCCACGGCGGCAGACATGTCCTTCACCACCAACCTCGATGTGGTGACGGATATCTCTTACCGCCTGGGGGCCGCACAGGTCCCCGCCACCTACGTACTGTAGGTGCCGTCCTAGTTGGAGCTCCATCTGAGCTCCAACTCCGCCGAAGGCTTTCCACCCTCTGGGTTGTCCTTGACAACTCTGTCGTGCTAAGCACTCATCCACCTCCGACTATGTCGTCTGGTGGGCATCCTCAGCCGTCTCGATCTCACGATCGGGGCACAACTGAGGGCTTACCCCCCTATGGGGGTTGGTTCCATTCCGGCGGAGTATAACATACTCCGGGAACCGAGGTTTCTACAACCTACCGGGAGGCAGCGTAATGCGCTGTACAGTGGGGATTTTATCCCCCCACTCTCCTGGGTCAGATGCCCTGGTAGCTCACTACTACTAGGGGGCCATCTAAGCCCATTGGTCCTGATAAGACCCGGACACTGTCGAAGTGCCCGAGAAATAGCC